CTGGTTAGCTGCACGAGACAGATTACGGCCCATACGCATACGATCATCCGTAGTAGGACCACCCTTTTTGAGCTTCAAAGTAGTACCCTTGCCGCCTTTGTGTTCTTGCGCATCATGCTGCTTGAACGCTTTTTTAATCATGGCTTTGTCTTGCGCCACATCACTTTTCATGTTTTCTTTAGCCATCATAAACTCCTATTGAACCGTTACCGTTACTGAGCCAACACTTGTGGTTCCAACCAAGTAATTAGGCGTTAAAACTGCATCAAAAAAACTAGCCCCACCAACCGGAAACCAGCCCCACTGTATATCCCTAGAACCACTAGTTGGTGTACCTTGATCGCCAGCCGTTAATTGCAATCCATTTAATCCGCCAGCAACATATGTTATGTCCGGGCGAGGCTGGTATACAGCCTGGGGATCATTAACCGGATACATTCCCAGCTGTAACTGTGGTTGATCGGGGTCCCAACATTCTTGACAAACTTTCAATTGATAGAGTTTAGTCTTTATGACCTCAACTTTCAATTGTTTTAACTTAAAACGCTGCCCACACCTATCACATTGGGCAATTGAATACTTGCCAGATGCATATGGTGAAGTCATTACATGCCACCTCCGCCAATGAATGACATACGAGGAACTAAACGCAAAGTAGCTTTTTCGTGATCTTCACCAGCCGCAAGCTTGTACTGTTCTTCATAAACAGCTTTAAGCATTTCCAGCCGGCCCATTAACTCCGGCACCTTCATGGCTATATAGTAAGCCAATCCAGCAGTTACAGCAGGCAAAAACCTAAAGTTCATGTCAGCAGTCTCCACACCCCTACCGGCGTCTTCAATCCGGCGCAGTCTGTAGTAAACAAATTGGTAAGTCTGCGACCCATCAGGCGTCGGCCAAACTGTAACAGCTGGCAACTGGGGAACATTAACAGCAGTTAAAGTTGTATGTGGGGCGGCAGTTGTGTTATTTTGGCCACGGAATACACCGCCTAGGGTGTTGCCGGATATGTAGGTGTAATAGATGTCTTCGCTATCTAAGCGGATGTAACCAGATCCAGCTAAGCCAACAACAGTACTTAAAGTAATTGAGTCAGAAGTGGCTGTAATGGTGCCACTTAAAGTTGCAGTAGTAGGACCAACTTCACCAGACAAACGCTGAATCCACACTTGGATTGGACGCCCTTGCGTTAGTTTGTTTGGGATAGTCGCATATGTTGATACGCTGATCCTGGTAATACTTAAATCAGCCTGGGTAGATGCTACATTTGGCTGGGTGCGGATCACATGATCCAGTAAATCAATGGTATCTGTGGGCAGAGCGTAGGTGTTAAGACCCTGCGTCAGGGTAATGGTTCCCGTTTCAATGGTACACATGTTTAGACCACGGTTTGCCCATTCTATGGTCATCAAGTTAAGCGACCTACGCGCTGTACGCAAATCATAGCCAGAACGCATCTCGCGCCCAGCCCGCTCCCAAGCCTCTTCAGCAAGTTCAGTAAACTCTAAATTAAAGGCTGTGGTTCCGGTAGTAGCCATTACGAAGCCTTCATGTTGTCAATAAGGTTTGGATATGGGCGACCAGCAGCTTTGGCGGCAGCTTTGGCTTTAGCTTTTTTACTTGCGCTTAATGGCTTAGATGGGCCTAAATTTTTTGGACGGGCTTTATCCCACACTTCACCACCTTTAGCATATTCTGTAAAGTCAGTGTTGTCACGGCGCGCTTTACGCACACCTTTAGGCATTTTGGATGGGGAAATATCGCCCATACCCCTGCTGGCCATCATATTAATTTCCTAGCAAATTTTGCCACGGGTTTTGCCCTTTTGAGCAATTCCATCGGCACGAGCAGAAGCAGAGCCGCCTTTTGCCATACTCTTAACTGGCTCATCTACAGGAGTTGAATCTGGGTAGATTGGAGGCTTTGGGGCGGGCTTTGGTTTTGGTTTTGCCTTCTTGGCCACAGGCTCATCCACTGGAGTGGAGTCTGTATATTCAATATCTTTGGCCATGATTGTTCCTTAACAGGCTTTTCCACCCATATTCATTTTAATCACTTTACCTTTGGTTTTGCCTTTAGAAGCAACGCCATCAGCACTTTTGTGACCAGCAGATAGACCGCCGCCAGCCATTTTCTTAACGCCACCACCTTTTTTCATGCCCATCATTTGCATGCGGTCCATAGCCATATCTTTAGCAGAGCCTTCTTTCATTCCGCGTTTCTCAACGTCTTTGCCCATTTTTTCAAACTTCTTCATCTTTGTAGCCATAGTATCACCACCTTTAGAAAATTTGCGGTTCTTGTCCGCATTAGAAAAATCTTGCCCCACGGACTGCGGAACACCTACCTTCTTGGCAAACGACGGCGAGTGAGCTATCGCTTCCATGAAATTGTGTTGCTTTTTACTGGTCGAGGGCATTATTTGTTCCACCAGTGAATTACTTGCATAAGACCTGCGCCAATAACCCCAGCAAAACCGCCAACCGCAAGCAACACTTTCCAGCCGCCTTTGGCTTCAGCCAACGTGGTGTTAATGCTGGTTAGCATTTTTTTAATCTCATCTATGTCCGCAGCCATCTTATCCATGTCTGATTGCAAGTGTGCAATATCTGAAGCATGGGTAGCCAATTCGCGGGCAGTTTGTATTGCATCAGTCATATCAGTACATCTTACCTCTGGTTTTGCCACGCTGAGCAATACCATCACCACGTTTAGAAGCTTTGCTTACAGGGCTACTAGATGAAGATTTAGTTTGAGGTTTGTTGCGCACCGAACCACCTTTTTTAAATCCGCCAGCCATGCCCATACCCATACCAGACTGACCAGTTCCTCCGCCGTATGCTGGTTGCTGAGGAGTTGTAGGCGTAGACGGCGTGCTAGGCCCAGTAGGCGTTACAGGCGGCGCAATAGGCTTAGGCGCAATAGGCGTTACAGGCGGCGCAATAGGCACAGGCTTAGGCGGCGGCATCTCAGGTTTAGGCGCAATAGGCTGCCGTGCTTGTTGTCGTGCTTGCTGCTGCGCTTGCTGCGCTTGCTGCGCTTGCATCGCTTGCTGATGCGCTTGCTGCTGCGCTTGGTGTCGTGCTTGCTGCTGCGCTTGCAGTTGCGCGCGCTGCGCTTGTACCGCTTGTTGTCGTGCTTGCTGCTGCGCTTTTTCCTGCGCTACTTGAACTCGATTTGTTTGCCGCTCTTGCGGCTGGGGCTGCAACGCTTGTTGTCGTGCTTGCTGCATTCCCAACATCTGCCTTGCCTGCTGTATTGCCTGCTGCATTGTCTGCTGCTGCATGGGCTGCGCTTTTTCCTGCGCTACTTGAACTTGATTCGTTTGCAGATCTTTAGGCTGCGCTTGTTGCATGGGGGTCATTGTGTTTGCCATAGTATCTCCTTAACAATTCCAAGCTTTAAGTGATTTATTGATACGGGAATTCGGGTCTTTCGCCGTCTTCTCGCTGGTAAGTTTCTTCTTCACCCCAGTCATCCTTGCACAGAAGGAGTCGCGCCTGCTGCCGCCTTCTGGCTGGGGCGGTTTCAAATTCATACCTTGCGCTTTGGCGGAGGCCCGCCCCTTGGCGTTCAAGCCGCCCTTGGGGTTCTTGCCTTCTTTGCGTGTCCATGCTGGTGTCTTAGCCATTTGCTACTTTTAAATGTAAACGAGCATGCTCCTTTAGAAGCGGCTGCAAAGCATCTTGCTCAAAGTTACGAGTAAATTCTTGGCTGCCAATGTGAGGTAGGCTAATCATTGGATCTAGGTAAATCTTAAATCCATGCTCTCTGGCGCGCCGGCAGAATGCGTAGTCTTCACCAATGTACTTGCCATCAATCAGTAGGAAGTCAAAGATAGCGTATTCAGTCTCGCCATCGCCATCTCCTTCGTATTCCCACTCAGGATGCTTTTCCATTAGATGTTCAATAACATGGCGGCGGATAAGCATAAATCCTGTAGCCACACTCTCTACACGCATCAAGCCATTTTCATCAAACTCTAATTGTTTATTCTCATCCAAGTAGAAGTCAAGGAAGAACTTGGCATCTGTAGCGCGGCGAGGATATGTTCCAGCCACTACATCTTTATCAGTAGATAAAGCCAATAGACGGGTAACAGCTTCTACGTTAATCACTACATCTGCATCTACAAACAATAGGTCGGTGCAGTCGGTCTCCATAAAGTTGCGTACCAGTTTGTTACGCGCCTTGGAAATAATAGAGCAACCAGACAGGTGCGCCAGATGAATCTGGACACCCATCTTGTCTAACTTGGGAACGAGTTGTGCCAAGGCAAACGCAGTCTTGATATTGACCTTACCGTCATAACACGGGATCGCAAGCATGATCTTGCGTCCCGCCAAGTTAAAACTCTTATCAGCCATAGTAGATATTCGCTGCAACTACGTTAGACATATACGCGTAAATGCCATTAACAGCTATCACACCATCGTCGGGGATGATGGGCGCGTTGTTGTAGACATCCGTTGCAATAACATCATAAGACATCAGCCAACGGCTTGCGTACACCATTGCTGCACCTGCGGTAATGGAACCGGTATTGATGTCAGTAATTGTGAACGTGCTGGAGGTCAAGACCGTGACTGGGTAATTACCGTTGGTAGCCGTGCCACCTGTACCGGCAGCAAAGTCAATACCAATTACATCGCCTGTTGCCAACCCGTGCGCTGTTTGTGTAACGGTTACAGTGGTGCTTGAACGCCCGTAGGTTCCAGTTGTTACTGGAGCTGTAGTGGTGTCAAAAAGAGCAATAAAACCGGTTGTAGCTGATCCCGTAAACGAGATACCTTTAATACGGTTACGCCCCAGCACCATAAACCCGCTGCCGTTTAAATGTGCCTGTTTTACAGGTGTCTGATTCATAATCAATCTCCTATGAAGCAGGGGCCGAAGCCCCTGAGATTAATTAAGCAGATGCAGGAGACTGAGTTCCGTCCGAGTTTGCAACGGCATACAC